CAATCCGATTAACGTATATACCTTGTCCAGCGTAAAGGTCTTGTTATAATTAATCCATGATTCAGAATCGTTTAAAAATCCGAAGCTTATTCCATTTCCTGCTGTATATGTGCCAGCAGGAAATATTCGCCGCTTCTCACTAGGAAGTGATTTAAACAGTACGTTTGTGTAGCCGTCAGATGTGTGTGTGCCGTATACGTGTGCACGGCCATCTGCCATGACCTCGATGGTTACGCCGTTGACTGTATTTTTGTATCCAGCCGGGGAATCAGCTAAAAAATCATACAGATTTTCGCCATTGCGCCGAATTTCCACCGCATCCCGCCCGGAGATAGGCCGGATGTTTTCGTACGGGGCGTAGGATGTGGGCGTATCCTTGGACACCATCAGTCGCAGCTGTATATCCGTGTCTACCCCTGGCGAAAGCTCGGCGGCAATCGCCAACGATGACTCGTCAGCCGTCCGCAGGCCCCAGGCGTTGGACACTTTGCCCTTGATGGGCCACGCCGTGACCTTGTACCCCTTTCCCCGCAGCTCTTCCTGACCGGACGAAGCCACGGCGAAGGAGTAAGCCTGCGTGATTGTCACCTCCGCAGACGGCACTCCGCTGCACTTGATAATGTCTCCGTCTATAGTGATTGTAAGGCCGTATGGCTTGCCCACAGTCGCCGTGCACCTGGATATATCCAGCAGCTGCGGCCCGCCGCCAGCCGGGTACGGCTCGCCCTCTCCCGCCTGGGTGGGCTCCCAGTTTGCCACCACCCCCAGCGGATACCCCGCTACAGGCTCGCAGGTCACCGGGTTACCGCTCACATCCAGCGGCGGGCACAGCGTTTCGACGATCTTCCGGCTGCTCCACGGATTTTCAGCGCTGACGACGGCGTCATCGATCTGCGGCGCGTCCAGCCCGTCCTTGCCCGCAGGCCCCGCAGGGCCTTGTTCGCCCTGGGGACCCTGCGGTCCCTGATCGCCCTTATCGCCCTTATCGCCCTGAGGCCCTTGGGGGCCGATTGGGCCCTGCTCGCCTCTTTCACCCTGAGGACCCTGCTCGCCTCTTTCACCCTGAGGCCCTTGGGGGCCGGTAAGTCCCTCTTTCATCATTTGGACGGTTCCGACAAAATTGATCCTTGGATTAAAAACTCCATCGATATGTGTAATCGAATCACTCATGTCGTCACCTCCTTTAATATATGTAAATTTGCGTATTGGACAATCGTATAAACATCGCCAGATTCCGTTGTAAGTTCCACATCATATACATACGTTGCGAAATCAAGTTCCTTAGTATCACCAGGCAAAATAGCAAATGCCGGGTAACCAACCTGTCTCTTTTGAAAAATAAACGCCTTAGAATAGACGTTTTTCTTAACAGTAAATCGAAATATATCGCTAGATGCTGGCGTATACTCGCCACCAGTGCAGGCATTAATTATACTAATTTCAATTCTTGCACTATCGCCTCTAGTGAGGAATAAATCGTTGCCTTTAATTTCGAACATATTTTCACCTCCATATAATATAAGCCATTCAAAGAGAGGCATGACGAACGGCAATGTGGCCAATACCATACCCATCCGCGTGAGCAAAACAGTTTTGGAGGTATTATGGGGAATGTCTGACATACGCTGGAAAGGAGAACAGCGTACTTTAAGAAAACATGCCTCCCTGTGAATAGCTTATATATTAGCTTTGTTCTGGCAAAATATCCCTCCGGAGAAAAAATCAAGAGGGCCGCGATGCAGGGGTGGGGGTGTAATGATATTACCCCTCCCCTATGGCATCGTGTGTGGATATTGGTAGCCTTGTAGCGGCAAACTGTTTTACTTTTTATTTGAAAAATTTTTGAAAATTCAAGAAAAATCTTCAAATGAAAAGCTTTTGATTGTTGTTTGTAATGTTTATTAACCAAATCTTTGGTAACAAGGTTCAGTTAACTACCTTAACAAACACATGTCTCGGATCGCACTTAATGATCTCATCAATTGCATTACTAATCTCAACAGAATTGTCAGCATCAGAGAGATCGTTAGAAGTCTTCGCAAATCGATCAAGAACAGCACAAGAATGATACCCATGACCAACATCAAATGCATACCATTCATCGAAATGTGTAAATGGGTTCCAAGGATTGTCAATTGTAGACAGCATAGCCTGTTTCTCTAGCATAAGTATCACCTCCTATTAACTGTATTTATTGACCGTAGATGTAGAAACACCGACAGATTCGGCAACTTCAGCCGCTGTATAGCCAGCAGCAAGCAGAGTCTTGATTCTTCTCTGACGAGCAGTCGAAATAGCCTGTTCAGTTTTGGGCAAAGCTCTTTGTTTTACAGCGTCCATATCTGTGTTAGCAAGGATTCTTACCAAAAGACTATTGCTAACGGCACCGGCCTGAATAGCATCCCATTCACGATCTGTGATGTTCACTCTTACATTCTGTCTATTTGCTCCAAATCGTTGTCGTGCAGCAGACAACGCTTGTTGACGAAGACGTTTTTCTTCACCTTTCGTCATATCCGGATTGTCCTGCTTCTTGATCTTTACAACCACATTTGCTGTAATCTGTGCTTGACGTTCTTTTGGAGCGTTTTTAATGGCGTTGTTGAGCTTAGCCTTCAAAGAATTGACTTCTTCGGCGTAAGAAACCTGAGCTGTCTTACTTAACGGAATAGAACCTGTGGATACATACTCTTTTCTTGCCTTATTAGCCAAAGCTTTGAGCTGATTTGCGTAGTTCGCATAAGCCCGTTCCGTAGGTGTATCCGCATCGGAGATCAATGTACGAGCATCATTGGTCTCGAACATGCGCGTCGACTTTTCTTCAGCATATTTCACAGAACCATCCGTATCGACGTAACCTCGTCCAGTTTCACGGAATCGACGTTCACCTGTTTCAGGATTTGTATCACGATCGATACTGAAGTTTTTGCGTTCAGGGACACGAACTTCACTCTTAGCACGAGAGATTAGCGTTGCAACACCTCCTCCTCCTTGATACCTCTTTTTCAAAGAGTCAATGTCGCAATCTTGATAGCATCTCTTGTAATCGAGTCCATGCTTTTCAGCATCGATAATACACATCGAATACTTTACAGCACGCGCAATTTCATCAGTAGGTGCACCTTGAAGGGTCATATCTGTGATCAGGTTCGAGACAACGCCCATCTGTTTCTGTTTATAGTCTGGGTTAATCTTCTTCATCCCAGGATAACCTTTATACTCAATTTTAGGATCGAAATCCTTTAACTGTGCAAGGGGTTTATCAGATCTAACGCGAACCTTATCATTAACCGGGATAACAACAACTGTATCGCCATCGAAGTCTGCTCCCGACAGCTGCTCGGCGACAGAAGCGCTAATACCAATAGCATCCTTTGCAGATGAACCGATTGAGGATTTCCCCTCTTTGTTTCGATTATTAACCATCAATCTTGGTATTTCGAATACACCAGCATGGGGAAAGCGAATCAAAACAACCTCTTCGCCATCCTTATATTGCGGTGCATAGACCTCTGTAGGCTTAATGGTTGTCAGCGGAAGAATAACTTGGGTCGCCTGCCTGGGAAGGGCGGCTGCTTTCAGATTAACGGCAGCAGAATCGCATTCCTCGGAGAATGTGTCCAGAAGTTTTTTCTTAACGGCCGGATTGGTCAATGACATAATGGTGTCATATTCCTGCTTCTTCTCTTCATAGGACTGATTTAACTGTCGCTTAATCAACGAAATTGGCTGCTTCGAGAGCACCTGGGCAGATAGCGTTTTACTATACTCGCCCCAGTTTCCTTCCTCATTAACAATGTTCACGACGCCTTGCTGCTTCTTTCCATCCGCACCGTCATATTCAACCTGTTTCTTAATGGTTGCGCCGAACGGATTTGCAATATCTATCTGGCCATCGGCGGTTTTCTTCATTGGTTTCAAAACGGTGTTGTCCTTCGGTCCAAGCATCGGAACATCAGAAGTCTTATTTGTATTAAAGACAATATCAACACCATCCGGAAGGTTATCAGAGTAAACCGCCATGCCTTTCAGATAATGCGTGCCATCAACCGCAATACGAACCTGCGCATAATTGGCCTTGCCGAGAGACAAATCATTGACACCACGACGCAATTCGATTACACCATCTTTCTCAAGACCGCCTTCATCCCGGTACCGAACCTGCACACGCTTTGGATCAATGCTCACTGGAGGTTTCAAACCAAGAGAAGTCATCTCAGAAATACTGTCATAGTCCCCAATTGATTTTACAGAATCGAGATTGTTGTAAATA